CTGAATTGTTCTTTTACTTCCTTTTGACATCACCACATCCAACTTCTTCGAGATTCTGCTAGTGCAGCTTTCTTTGCGTCAATCTTTTTCTTCCGTGTAATATCTTGATTCTTCTTATGTCTCTTCTGATTAGGTTTGACATAATACTCTCTATCTCTACACTCTTGAATGATGCCTGCTCGTTCTACCTGTTTCTTAAACCTACGAAGCATTCTGTCGAATGGTTCGACATTTTTATTCTTCGGATTTATTCTAGGCGTAACTTGTGGCATATCTGTGTGTTATATAGTTTAAAAAAAAGTGTTAAGTCACCCCACGCCTTACAGCAGTCCCGTTCTTAACCGATTAACCCGCATGATTTTGCTGTTAACCTTGCCCTTACTTGGTGCCCCCATTTCATTCCACGGCCCAAGTGAGTTATCGTCTGTATCACCTGACGGTCATTATGTAGCACGATAACCCCTATTCGAAATTAGCTGTCGGAAGCTAATTTCTTAAAGTAATCCATTGCTTCACCACCGTCTTTACCGACTGTAGCTTCTGCAGTTGAAATTACTGGTTCTTCTGCAACTGTCTCTTTATTGACATCTGCCCAAGGCACTTCGTCTTGGTCTTCTGCAATAGATTCAGCTGTAGAATTACTAACACCACCCGTCAGTCCTAAAATCCTTTCGAGTTTAGTTTTCAACTCGTCATAAGATTTAAATTCTTCGGGTGAGATAATATCTGACAACGAATGAACAGAAGTATATATATCATTCAACTGATTTTCGTCATCAAACAATGGACTTGCAGAATCAAATTCTGATTTATCGTAGTTCCAATAACCATCGACTTTTCTGATTTTGATTTTGAAGTTAGCACCTTCTCCTCTCAAATCGAAAGGATTAACTGCTTTCTCATCTTCGAATGCTGGGGAAATTGCTTCCTTCAACTGTTCAAAGATTTTCTTACCGTATCTGTAAAGGAATACTTTACCTTCATTGTCGGGATTCTTAGGGTCTGAAACAACATAGATGTTTGACACATAGTGAAGTCTTCGCTTCTGTCTTCGTGCAATCTCTTTGTTTGCTTCTATCCCAGTATTCCACAATGTAGTATTGTATTCGGACACAGGGTCTTGTTTATTAAGAGTCGTTAAAGACTTCTCAATATACCAACCGCCTGGCCCTTGAAAGCCGTGATCCCAATAAGAGACCCATGGCATTTCTTCACCTTCGGGGGTAGGTAGGAAACGGATTATTGCAAACCCATTACCACTCTTGTCGAGTTCGGGTTTCCAAAATCTGTCATCGGAATAGGACTTTTTTTCTCCTTGAGTAGGAGAGGCAGTTTCCATTGCTGCCCGTAACTTATCTAATGATGTAGACATAGTATTTTCCTCGTATATGCATTATATCGCATTTTATTAACATTTTATCTAAAGGTAAAAAGAGAACTCTCTCCTAATACCCACCTTTCCTTACTATTTTCATAATAAGTAAGTTCATTATACACGACTTTCTTGTCTTCGTCAATAGGGTTTTTAAAGTAAACCGCTATATCTTTAAACAAGTCGTCTTTCAATAAAGAAACAAACTGGTATTTCTGTATAGTAAATACTGCATGTTCCTCTGTATATTTATGCGCATAAGAACTTATATCTAAGCCTTTTAACGCATTATCGTAATCTTGTATATCAGGGTCTAATGCATCAAACCCTACTAAAGTAATTTCTTTGTATCCGTTATAAGCTGCATATCCTAATGCACTGATACCACAAAAAGTGTTCTTGAGCTTCTCATTATTATACATAATAATGTTCTCATTTGGGGGGACTATATTATAGCAAGTAAGATACACTTCGTCTTCCCCTTCACCTTGTGCAATAAAATGAGTATCGGACTCGGAACGGTTCGTTATTATCTTCGCTCCCATAATCGTATACACTTCTTCTATCTCTTCATAGTGAGATATATCCATCGCACCATACCAGTCACCCATGGCAATCGGGCAGTGTTCTAGTATGCCTTTTTCTATTGCATCATGTTGGACGGGAATATCTAAACAGAAAAGTATATTAGGATAAATCCCTTCTCTATAGATTGCATTACAACCCCACCACTCTTCGAAAGAGTTTAAGTCATACTGCTTTCTGCTTGGGCCATTTCCTACTATGTGGAGCATAACTCTATTAATCTCTTCTTGTATACTGCATGGTCATATGTAACGAATGCTTTATACTTGTTTAACTTGGTATGGACTTCGGGATATACGACCTTCTCTTGTATTAGTCTATTCCAGTCTTTACTGAATCCAATTATCTCGTCCATAATACACATTGTTTCGGGTGATACTTCTTTTGCAAGATATCGTTTTAAAAGTTTTGGGTGTTGCCCTGCTTTAACCTCTATCAGCTTTTCGATATTTCTTGCCGCGGACAGCGAGTCGTTTACTTCTGTCTCGAACATATAAGTTAACTTCTGATTTCTTTTCTTCCATTCCTTATATACTTTGTCTGATTCATTATCTAATAAGTCGCCGACCCATTGGTCTTTAACCAGTAGGTTGGCAATATAAAAATCTTGTAGTTCTTGTTTGTAGGTTTTATAGAGTTTGCCGAAATGGTATTTGTCCTTTCTCTTTATGAACGAATTAATATCTGCTTTGACTTTACCATTGTATTTAATAAAGTCGTAATCGTTAGAATAGAAATGCAGTTTTATACCAAGGTATAAAGTGTATGCATCGTATCCTTCACGACTCGTCATTACTTCACCAGCGTAAGACTGGTGGTTGCTTCTCTATGTGCTTTAATTACTCCGTCATTTGTCGGGGTAACAAATACTGCATTATAAAATGTGGTGGCTTCAGGATTCTCTACTCCAGTGACAGCAATACCATGTGCAAATCCCATACCACCCTCGGGTGTTTGGACTATCATGCGTGGGTCTTTAAGTTCCACATTACCATCTTCTAAGGATTCAAGTATACCAACATACTCTCCACTCACTGTTACTACTGTAACAATATCACCTTTATCCATTATTTTTTCTCCTTATTTCTCACGGCCATGTAACGACCAATATAGTATGAAACTATACTTACTATTATAAAGTTCATTATCGTATAATATTCCATTACTTCTTCTCCGTAAAGAAGCCACTCAAGGTAGACTGACTTCGTGTGTGCCTGTTAATCATGTTTAACTGTTCAGCTTCTGCTTGTAGTTTTTCCTTAAGAGGTGTAGAGATTAATCTCTTTGCACTCTCAGGTTCTACTTTATTCACTTCACATATTTTAATTATTGCTGACATTACATCTGCATTTCCCTTTCCCTTTGCAAGTATCCTTTCAACTTGCTCGCTGAATTCCTTTTTTGATATCATCTTATCAGATTCCATATAAGTTTTTATATTGTTTTCTCAAAAGAGCTAGGGGTTCGATATAGTCTCGGTAGTCAGAACGAAACATTTGAAATGAGTTTGATCCTTCCACCGCTACCAGAGCCAGACATTCTTCTATCTCATGACCTGTTAGTTCTTCTACCATTAATGCATATGCAGCCATTTGAAGATACCAAGGTTTAGCCATGTATTCTTCTTTTGGTTTTGCACTGCTTTTAAAATCTATAATACTCAACCGACCTTCGAACATTCCAATACAATCTACTCGTCCAGCCATTTTAAGGGTGTTCGAATACATTGGAGCTTCTATAGCAAGTGGGATTATTTCATCTAAAACTGGTCTGACAGCACGGAACATTCCTTCTTGTAGAATGTTCTCAAACTCTATAAACGGCTTTTCCTTCTTAAGGTAGTCTTCCACATGTTGGTGAAATAGAGTTCCTCTCTTTGCAGCCATGGTAGAAACCTTGTTGGCTTCTTCTTCTCCAACTCTTTCTCTCCACAACTGTATTTGCTTTCTTGATTCTAAGCCGACAACGGTTGTTACACTCGGGAATGCTTCTCCGTTTTCGTCTATGTAATATCTCTTACCTTCCCTTGTTTCAGTCTTAAGGTCTAGGTTTTCTAAATCGGTTATTTCTAATAAGGTTGTTCGCACTTGCATAATAATATTATATCACTTCGTCTGCTGTTTGTCCATATGCTTTTTAATAGTCTGAATAGACTTCTCTCTTTTAATATCTTTACTCCCATGTCTCTCATGGACATTCGAGCCGGGATGCGCGTCACCTATTTTGTTAAGGACATCTTTAAATCCACCGTCTATCTTAACACGGTCACCGTGACCACCTATAATATTAGGTGCTGTGATTCTTTGTTCAATATGTGGGTGTGATTCTAAAAATTTTTCTTTTTTAGAAATAGACATAAGTTCTTCCCACTCTACACCAGTGTCAGGATTAAAAAATACATAAGTTGGCATAATATATTATTTATGGTTTAGTAAATATCCCATTCTAAAGGCACATGCCATAAGAATGCAAAGAATAGATATAGGGTTCCACCTACAAGTAAAGGATATCTAAACTCTTTGTTTCTCCATAAGTAAAACCCAACCAATAAAAAAAGAAATCCGAAAAACATATCGAATATAAACATTTTTGGTTGAGTTGTTAGACTAGAAAGAATTGTCGACTTTACGGGTTCCACTTCCATAGTCAAATCCTATTTGTAATTTGTATGGGTCTTGACTACGGCCAACATATTCGACACCCGCTCTTGCAGTTGACGGTGCAACATAATCCAAATACTTATCTACCCAGTATCCTTTTCCCTTGCAATAGTCTTCTATTTCTTCGTAGGTTCCCATTGCATACATTACATGATTCCCAGTTTTATCAAGAACCTTAGCGAATTCCATATCGGATATATGACCAGTCCTTGGTAAATCTTGTACTAAATTTAATTCTTGTTGTTTCATTACTTATAAAATATATGTTCGTTAATATGCACTGTCTCATTCAAGTGTTGAGCCCAATAAGGATAAATGTAATCTCCATGATACCACATAGCACCTTCTGTTAAATCGAAAGGTTGTGTTAGTAAAAATTGATTGGCAAGTTGTTGACTTGCAACCCAAGTCTTACTGTCTTTTGGTTCGTCTGACTTACCGTCACAATACCAACTGAACTGACACATTCCTCTCTTAGGAATTAGCTCACCAGTTTTCCATGAGGCTCTATATTCTTTTGTTTGATAGACTACTTCACAAAATGTATTGGGGAATTGTTCTGATTTAACTCGGTTCAAGGTTACGAGAGCGACTCCAATTTTTCCAGCGAGTGGTTGGTTTCCTGCTTCAAAATAAATGTTTTGTGCAAGACAAAATGCTTCATCATTATTTACATCTTGTTTCACCGCGTGCGCGGGTGTAGCCCACATAAAAATACTTATCACTAATAATGCCATAGCCATGTATAAGTAAACTGGCATTTGAGATTTTATTTTTTTCCACATAGTCTAACTCCCTTGAAGTAATCCTTGTTGAAGTCTTGGTTGTACTTCTTGCTTACTCTTGCTAAACAAGCACGAACACCAAACACTTTAAATACCAAGTAGTCTACGAAAGACACTTGAACTTGAAATTCTTTTTTATATAAGTCGGCTCTTTCAGGCCCACCTAGGAAATCTGCTACTATCATATTAAATAACTCGGCCCATAAATTGTTTGTGGTTTAACTGGATATCCTTTTAAAAGATTTCCTCTTGGTGCATTCAATGTAGGAGTTCTCCACCCAGCTGCCATTAGAACATCACCTTCTTTAAATTCTATAAACTCTCCACCACTTTTCTTTTTGTTCTTAACTTTGAAATCGTGTTTTGCAATGAATCCCCAAACACTTCGTTTAGGGTAAACATTTGGTGAACCTTCGTTATAACATATACGAATGTATTTCTTACCTTCCGTATAATCATGGAAAGAACCGTCTAGTGCTAACCTCGGCCATTTCTTTTCGTATTCTTTAGTCAAATCTTTGCAGAGTGTATCTACTGCTTCTTTTAATTCCATTATGCTACCTTTTCTTTCTTACCGTAGAAACCAGTGGGTAGCCTACTATTAAATTTTGCACGAGCATTCTTAAGCCACTCTTTGTATTCGGGAGTGTCAACGACATAATCGTTTTCTTCCTTATCCCAGTGGTGGTCAATTTTACTCCACACATCGCTAGTAACCCAGCCGTGTCCTTTAATATGTTTTAAGTCTTCGACTGTAACTTTGTACCTAGAACCAAACGCATCTTCAACAAAGATTGTTTTAGTCATTGGGCCAGTTGCATAGTTGGACTCACTGTAATTAACTTTACCTACTTTTTTTATTATCGGTTCTAATGGTTTGTTCCAGTAGTTGCTTTCGAATTGAGGTTCCTCAATACATTTTTCGAGACCTTGTTTGATCTCCATTCCGATATAATCTGTATATTTTGCTGTCATAATTTTCCCCTAATAATAGCAGGGGCTGGAATAGTCTCTTTCAAGGTTCCGGCTAGTCCTGCTACATTCATAATTCTCTTAATACCCGCTTGTTGTATGGGCATATGCATCGGGACAATCTTTTACCCCGCAGACACAACCGTCATTGTTGTCATTAGTATCTGCATTGTCATAGTATGCATCAACTGCTGCCTTCTGTGAATCAGTAAGGTCTTTGTAATCTACATCATTAAATGGATTTATCATAATTTTACTCCTAAAAAACTGGTGAAGTTCAGGACTGAGTAGATTGGCCACATCAAAGGCGTCGTAACCAGTCCTGTTATCAAACCAACTTTATCTACCGCACCCATCACTAATGAGTTTTTGGTTCCATTTTTCAGGAAAGATAGTGAATCTCCGACTTTGTTGATTAACTTCATGATATTTTTTGTTACTTTTCTCATTTCTATATACAGTATATCAAAAAGCGGAAGGCATTGTCAAGGCTGATTCCAAAAGTCTTTCTCCCAAATCAATGGAATTCTCTTGTTTTGTTTCCTCTCTTCTAGCATTACTGTCTGCACATAGACAAAGATTAGCCCACCTAATGTGAGTATAAATCCTATTAAAAATTGTAGTCCAGTCATTTAATTCTCCCAGTTAATTGGAGGGGTGGGTTCAAGTTTTCACGCATGTCGTGATAATAATTGTGGACTTGGTGATGATTTAGAACCCTTGTCCCTTACCCGAGTCTTTCGACCCCTATTAAAACTATACCTCTATTATACCATGGACACAGCCCTATGGTCAAGGCCGTATTTGGTTAAATAATATATTACTGCTTTCTTCTCATTCGAGGTCAAATCGTCTATACTTGTAAACCTAGAATAGGTTAAACCTACAGTAACTAATTTATTACCAGCAGTCACAGCTGCATTCCACATTAAATCATTTTTTGGGTATAACTGATTCTTCTCACATAATGTGATAAGGTTCCTACCCATTCGAACAAACTTCTCTTCTTCTCCTTTAAAGTTTTCGTATAAGCTCATTTGCATTACTCCATTATTTAAATATAGAGTATATTATATAAAAAAGCCTAGGGCAGTGTAAAGTGGGTTTTTGTAATTATAATCCGGCTTGGATTTTATCGAGTTCAAGGATTTTCTTGTTTATAACATCTACACGGTTAGGCCAATAGATATAGTCCTTATCTGAATCCTTTGCTAGGTTCTCTAACAATGGTCGAATAAAGTTATCAAGTTTATCAATGACAGCGTTTGCTTCGTTTGTGCTACTGGAGATGGATTTATCTACTACCTTAAGCTCGTCTGCGTCTAAGGCTGCAAATCCAAAATCGTTGTATTCTATTTCTGACATATTAGTATTTATGTATCCTTATCGCCGAATTCCTCTTCAACCTCTAACATATGGTTATAATATTCTTCTAGTTCCTTTAACTCTTGTTTCTCATGTTGCACTTCTCGATAGTTTGCTCGGTGTTCTAATGTCATTTCTGTTGGAACAATTCTATTGGTATACCAATTAAAAATGAGCTCTCTAATAGCATCAGTTATCTCATCATAATATAATGAAGGCAATTCGTCATGTTCTATTAACCCAAGGTTCAATGTTATTATACCACATTTTCTGTCACTGTTATAATTGAGGTTGTCAGCTAAATGGTTAAGTCCAGCTTTCTGAGCGGCATACAAATAGCCTTTAGAGATATTTGGTTTCCCAGCTCGACTGGATATGTTAATGATAAGCTTATGGGTGTCGTCTTTCCATTGACAATATGCCTCATGTAATAGTTCCGCTTGTTTGAATCCTACATGTGCATTGTTAATAAAGATATCAAAATGGTTCCATGGTATGTCTGACTCAACTCTACATGTTTCAACATCTAATTTTGAATAAACTATCTCCCCATTCAAGTTCTTTATAACTGCACCTGCTAGTTTACTACTTCCTGTTATTAGGACTTTCATAATACTCCTTAATCAAATCAAAGGACGGCTTTCCAAATAGACTACCGTCAACGCTACATTTATTACAAGGGGACATACTCCTATCACCCTTCATTAATTTCCTTCTAATCTTATTCATGGGTTTACTAAACCATACATCGTGTAGACTCTGTTGCAATAGATTCCCGACAACATGTTCTCGTCCCCAATCGTTTGAGCAGAATAGAACATCACCATTCCAATCTACAAACATTTTATAGAACGGATAGTGACATGGTTTCCCTTGTAGGGATTCCACATCACTCTCCTCAATTCCAATCCAGTCAATGGTTCCACTTCTATTGTTTAATATTAATCCGTGATTCTCAAAATCACCCCAGTGCATTCTATACTTATACTTGTCTTTATAGTCTACTAGAATCCTATCAAAGTGTTCTATCTGTTCTACACCGTCATACAAATTTATATAGAGCAAATCTAATCCACTGTCAAATAACTTCTTTGCATATTTTAATGTGAGCTTATCTCCATTAGTATTACACTCTAGGGTTGCGTCTGGCAACCACATTCTAAATCGAAATACTATCTGTGGGAACTTAGGGTTAAGAAGGTTCTCTCCAAATCCGCTAAAAGATATCTTCCCATTATAATTATGTTTTCCTAATTCCTTTGCAATAGTCTCTGCACCTTTCGGTGTCATGTGTAAGTTTCTATTTGGAAAGACATGAGAGTAATACCTTGGACAAAACACGCATGCCCTATTACATAGTTCAGTTGTATTAACCTCAACCGTAAGTATGGAATTAAGTTCATTTGCTTTATCTTGTTTAGACCAGTGTTTCTTTTCTTGTTCTCTTCTGTGTTCTAAGAAATCGTGTTGGTCAACAGCTTGTATTGGAATGTTCTCACCCACGCCTTACCTCTAGATATCGTTCTTCTTTACCATCGTCAGGAACATAGGTATATGTTACTGTGTCACCATGGCTCCATTGTGGGATAAAATCTATAGACAATAAAGTATAGACATTATCTGAACCATTAAATATGTGTGAGGAAGTAGGGTCACCACCCTTTTTAGAAAACATTGTTTTGCAATGGTATTCCCATAACTGCTCATTGTCTGATGAGAATACAAGTTTATCGGATAATGGAAGAACAGAAAAACGAAGTAAGTTATCGTCACGAATTACTTTGAAACTTTCTACCCAACGGAATCCTACCTTGTTTGCCATGTCCCAAGGTATATCAAAACGAAGTAAGTCTTCTCTATCGTAGGGAAGCTCTTCGTTATAAATTTTAGATTGTTGTTCTACTCGGTGTTGACGGACAATATCTTTAGTTGAAGTATCCACCGTCTCGGACATCATCTCCACTCTCGGTTTCATTTGCTTCCCCTTCACTATCTGTTTCACTTGCACTAACAAACTCACCACTGTCCTGTAGGTCACTAATGAAATTGTCTGTTGCCAATGTAAACTGTGTAATCATTTCTGCTTTAGAATCTTTTGTAGATACAGTATCAAATCCTAACTTTAAAGCTTCTGCTCTAATCTTAGACTTAGTCATACCTTTAAGTTCTGACGCTGTAGGAACTACAACTTCTTCGAACTCTTCGTCTTCTACTTTCTTAGCAGCTTCTAAATCATCTGATTCGTCATGTTCAATTTGAGACGCAGCAGCTCTTGCTTCGAAATCTGCAATCTCTTTCTCGGGAACTATTCTAACATTAAGTGGTTTGGCTTTAGCTACCTCTGCCTGAATTACAGCAGGATTGTTGCTGTCACTAATAATAGGTTTACTTCCAACAGTAAATGTTTCGGTTGTTTCTGACTGTGGAACAGCAAAGTTTGTTTCCGTTGTTGGACTTCCATTTGCATCGTATCCAACTGTGATAGGTTGACCCTCTAAATCTTTAGGTGGTTCTTCTGTTACATCTTCTTCGGATAAATCCTCAACTTCCTTTAAGAACTCGTCTGTTCCTTTTGCGTCTTCGGGAACATCTAAGGTTATGGTTTCTTTCCCTGATTCACCTAATGTTGTAGTTGTTATAGTTTCAGGATTACTGTAGGTATCAGCATAGGTATCTACTACTGGAACTGTCTCGGTAGATACAGAAGTTGTTATTGGTTCCAACTCATCTTGCATTTGTTCTGAAACAGAAGGTTCAGGATTTACTGCTCTTGCTCTCTCCCAAGCTTTACTTGGTGTAGATACAGTAGTTACAGCTGCAGCTGCCTTAGACTCGTCTAGTAATTCTTTAAGACTCTTCTGTTGTTCTGCATCTAATGGTTCTGCAGTCTCACCTTCTTGTAAACCAATCTGTCCGTCACCGTCTAGGTCGATATTAATACCATGTGATGCAAGGACAGCTTCTAATTGTCTTGCTCTCTCTTCTGCATCTTTCCTTCGTTTCCTTTCTACATTACGAGCGTCTTGAAGGTCTTGTTGAACCCTTGCAATTTCCATTTGCTTTTGTTGATTATGCTCTTCGGTTAACTGCACCATTCTGTTCTGTGCATTAGTTAACTGTACTTGATACTCATCTAACCCTTCCTTAAGTTCATTCCTTATTGTAATGAATGCGTCTAGGTCTTCAATCTTAGTGGGTTTCTCTAAGGCTTGTTGCATTAATATCTGTGAAAACTGAGCGACAGCAGGGGTCACATTAACTCTAAAGTTTTTAATGCGTTCTTGCAACCGTTCAAGTTCTGTGGGTTCGGGGGCAGCGAAAGTAGAGGTTCCTACTTCACTATTCAATTCATCTGTTGCCATAATAATCTCCATGGAGTCCTACACGACTATTATCGTTGATAAGCTTCTTTACAAGAAAGCTGTGCATTCTATGTATAGTCTCGGAGGACATAAGTATTTAGTTAATAGTAAGGTCTGGAAAGGCTTTTTCTACAACATCTTTTGTGATATTTTTGAATGGCCATTTACCGTCTTTTACCAACTCCATTAGTTCGGCTTCCTTGGTGGGGATACCTTCTAATAATTCTATCCACATAGACTCTCTACGAGCTTGTGGGACTTGTTCTGTCACAAAATATTTAAACATTTTATGCTCGAACCGTAGACTTGTTTCAGTTAAATCTGAAGCAGGTGCTTCGTTCTTTCTATAAGGGGTCTCACCTTCGGGTAATGTGCTATTGATATTAGAATCAAAGTACCATTGCAATACTCTTTGCACTGCACCGTTCCTATCATTATACACTCTAATACCATGTGCAGCCTTATCAGGGTCTTCAACTAAGTTTGCTTGACATAGTATCTCATACACATCTGCGTCATTAGGAAGTCTAGTTCGTTCTGTGACTAACTCCATTAACGGCTTATTGGGTGAACCCTTTGGTCTACCTCTTCCTCTTTTTTCATTCATAATGTAAAATCCTCTACATGATTTAATAACACATCTAATCTATGTGTTCTTAAGTAATCAAATACTTTACCTTTAACTGGTTCAACATTTGAATACTCATTTAATATTCTATCTGCCACCTCTTGTGGAATGAAATCAAAATCTATTAAAGTTTGATTTCTTAAATAGTTCCTATAGTATTTATCGTCATTTTTAATAGTGATTCTCATATACTTTTCTAGTATAGGTTTCCTCATAGGGGTCTGCCTTATACCTTCGTCTAAACAATTATCATTAGATAATATGTTTGGTATACCGTCAGCTTTATCTCCCTTAAGTATATGTTCTTTTAAAAACTCTCCTGCGTCTAATGGTTCAACAAACTTATTAAGGTTAGGTGACCATTGTTTCACACTCTCATACCTTTGTAATTGTTGGAAGTCTTTATCTCCACTAACAATTAGTAAAGGGTTACCATTATCTATTATGTAATGGTGTTGTGTTAAGACTGCTATTATATCGTCTGCTTCACACCCTTCCACATACATATATTTATAGGGGAAATTTTCCTTGATTTCCATTTTAACTGTATGCAATGTATCAAAGATTAACTTCCAATCCCTATCGTCTTTGTCTCTAGCTTTCTTTCTGTTTGCTTTATATAATGGAAAGAAATCTCTTCTCCATGGATTCGGAGCGTCTGTGCATAGAACTATTTGACCATAGTCTGCTGAATATCGTTTTTGATAGTTCCTAACGGAATTCAGAATCATGTGTCTTAACAAGTCTTCTGATATTTCGCCTTCTGTTAGTTTTAATTGTGCCATGAGACCAGCAATGATGGTCTGCGTAAAATCTATTAGTATCATTTAATCACTTTTATTAATAATGTATTCTTGGTAATTAAGTCGTTTCCTTCTTTTGCTTTAGACCTAGGTATCTCGTCCATAAACCTTTGAGCAATAATATTACCACCTTCTATTAGTCTATCAAGTAAAGTCAAATCTGTCAAGGTCTTTTCTGTAATTTTATGGTATCCTGTTATACGACTTCTATTTACAGATAAATGACCAATAAACTCTGTTAGCTTCTTACTTGAAGTGTTGTAGGTGAATAGGTGTCTTGCCCTAGGTATCTCTACTGGGTCTATTGATTTATATTTGTCTTCCCATGTTTCTAGGTAAGGAAGTTTCTTTACTATCTGAGCTGGAGTTTTAATTCTAGGTTTACGAACTGGTTTGTATTCTTCACAATACTTCTCTATGTCTGACTCTAATCCAGCTAGGAACTTAAGAACTTTCTTCTTGTGTGCCTTACTCATAAAACTATATGCTTCTTCTAACTGGTCACACTTTTCGTCATTCCTTATCTCGTCTGCCATTCCATTAGTAAACCCTTCCATGTATTTAACGACACGACTGCTATAGTCTAATTGACGGAGATACTTATACATGGAAAATGAATTCTTTTGGTTATCTATTACTTTATCAATCTCCATCTCAACTGGGTCTAGAGCGTCCAACGCCTTCAACCTCATTCTTTCTTGGATTGATACTTTAGGCTTTGTCTTCGTCTGTGTCGTCATGTTTATTAGTCAATAAGAACTTCCTAGTAGGATTAATCATTAGATTAGCTCTCCCCATAAAATCTCTATTCGCTAAAAAAGGAATCTTCCCTCTTTGGTCTAGACTTACTTCTTGTTCATATATAGTATTTAAGAAGTTTAATTCACACTTGACTATTGGTCTTTCTTCTGCTGGTTTTAATAGAGTTACCATTCTAACTAAAGGTTTCTTATATGTTTTACCATTCCGTTTGTAGTGAACAACCTTGCCTTTGACCTCATGAGAGTCCGCGTGTAATGCACAAACACTCGTGTTGTTACCTGTGTCCAGTTTAACTGTCATAGCTTCTCCATCGACTTCTATGGTCTCTAGAACACCACATTCAGTT